GTGGAACATGTACGACATCTCTAGAAGTCCTAGCAATAATGCAAATGCTCTTTTGACTGCGAACACTAGTGATGCTGAGACTACTAATTCTAATAACAACATAAATTTCTTATCTACCGGATTCAAGCTCGGGACATCAACTGGTGAATTGAACGGTTCAGGTGATACCTATATCTTCGGAGCCTGGGCTTCTGCACCTTTCAAATATTCAAACGCAAACTAATTATGCTAAAACTAGACGGAAAGACGCTCTCTTATGATGTAGCGTTTACACACAATGATATTAACTATCCAGCTAATTGGCTAAGGCTTGCTAGTTTGGATGAGAAGAATGCTATGGGTATTACTGAGGTAGCTAATCCACCTTGGTATGACCAACGCTTCTATTGGGGAGTTGGTAATCCAAAAGTCCTAGAAGATACAAACAACTACGCTTCTTATGATAAAGATGGTAAAGGTGAAGGAGCTGTAACTAGTGTTACTACTGGTCTAAAGACTATCTGGTGTGAAAACCAAAAAGCTATGGCAAGTAATCTCCTATCTCTAACTGATTGGATGGTAGTTCGCTATGCAGAAGCTACTACTGTAATCCCTGACTCTACAAAGACTTACCGTGCAGCAGTACGGACAGCTTGTGGAGCAAGGGAGACAGAAATCAATGCTTGTACAACTGTAGAAGAGCTACGCACTCTGGTGACTACTAGTAAACGTCAAGGTACTGAAAAGAAAGATTCAGATGGTAAATCATTTGATCCTAAACAGTATAATGACATCCTCCTAACTGATTGGCCTAGCTAATGGAAGATCCTCCTATATTACCTTCTTTTATATTACCGGATCAGTTATTACCTGATCCACCAATTGTACCAATCCCTACGCTCTCTATGCCTCGTGGTGACATCCCGAGCTATGAGCCTATGATTGCACCTCCAGGGGAGTTAAGACCTCCTGTAGGCGTTCCTAGTGAGGATGAGGAGGCAGTAAAGGAGACACCTAAACCTACAGCACCTGAAGTAAAGAAAATAACAATACCTTGGACTGATATAGAAGTACCTGTACCTAAGGAAGAAATAGTAGTTACTGCTGCAACAACTGCGGCAGTTTCTGTTGTAGCTACCTTAACAGCTACTTCTATCTTTAACTATCTGGTTAAAGTATTTAAACCTGTATTTATGCAGGCTGTAAAACGTATTCAGAAGAAACTTGGAAGAGACCAAACCGGAAAAACAGAAGAACGTACTGGAGAAACTGAAGGACGGGATGGATGATAAAGAAGAACAGATTCTTATCCTATCCACCTTTGTCAGACTAGGGGTAGTCGTATGGGCAGGGTTCATCATTTCTCTTAATTATATTGAGATCCCAGGATTGGGACAACAAACCCCTAAAGATATTACATTCCCTGCTTCCATTTTCACAGGAGCATTGGCTACATTCGGATTACAACCGAACAATAACAACGGTAAGGAGAAAAAAAAGAGTGAATAAACTATGGCTTCTACCCTTACTACTGCTGTCAACAACAGCACAAGCAAATCAAATAACACCTTCCTTCACACAGGGAAGTATGCAGTCAACAACGACAACAACCCAAACAGTAACAGAGACAATCGATACAGAAGTCTTTGGAGGCGCTTACAACAGTTGGTCAGGAACAAACGTAGTACCGAGTGCTGCAATCCGAGACTCCAACACGACATTCACAGTCCATACAGCAGGGGATCAGTTTCAACTAGAGACTGTAACCAGAGCCGCAGGAGTAGTGGAAACAATCGAAATCGACCGTTCTATCACTACAAACGCTACTACTACATCCTTATCTATCTTTTCGCAGTAACCGCAGGTTACACCTCCGTAACACCTGTGTATGCAGAGGATGTATATAACAATGCTGCACCTACCAGTTCTGCTACAGGTAATGTCACTAACCAAGCTGTCCAGTTCCAAAATAATGGAGCACCTAGTAGACAGAACTATGGTGGTGGTGTTGCCTGTAACGGCACTACAATGACAGTTACTCCATTCTATATGGGTAATGATTCAATACCTTATGATAATGAATCTTATGTCAAAAGTAATAACTGGGGAGCACAACTTAGCTTTATGGTCCCTTTAGACTTCTCTACTGTAGCTAGATGTAAATCAATAGCTAAACGACAGGAAGAGAAGCTAAGACTAGACTATGAACTAGTTAGAGCACTTAAATGTGCAGAACTACAGCAGAAAGGATTCACCTTTAGGCCGGGTTCACGGGTAGAGCATCTATGTCACGATGTTATACCAATTGTATTATTAACCAAACAAACTACACAAACACCATGAGTACACTATCTAATCAACGTGAAGCAGCAGCTAAAGCAGCAGCAGAAGCAGCTAAGAAGCCTGCACCAAAGTCTACAAAGAAAGCACCTAAAGAGACTAAGTAATGGAACTATTATTTCTATCCGAACCAGCATTCTGGATCATTGTAGCATTAGCTTCTGAGCTAATTGCTTTGTCTCCACTTAAGGAGAACTCAGTACTTCAAAGTGCCCTAACTCTACTCAATAAACTTAAGCCTGCTAAAAAGGAAAGTAAATGACTAAGAAAGCTACAGAGGAGCAATTCAATGAACTACATAACCTAGTTACTGAAGAGTTCCTGAAACGAGTAAAGAGCGGAGAAGCCTCTGCTCATGAATTAAAAGCAGCCTGTGATTGGCTGGTTAAGAATGATATCAGTGGTGTAGCTTATGAAGGAAACCCGTTACATAAACTCGCTGATATCATGCCAAAAGTAGACCCTGAATTAGTAAAGAGGAGGTTATATAAAAATGTGGGATGATGATGTATTTAGCAGATACCCTGATCTTAATGATGATATATTTAGCAGACACCCTGATCTTTACACTGGATTTGACTCTCCAGATCTGATGACAACTTTAAATACTCAAGCTTTTCAGGATGGGGGTAACTTCGCTGTAGCTGTTGAAACAGGATCAATAGCGCAAAATCTTACAGCAGAACCTGGATTCCTAAGTACACCAGAAGGTGTGGGAATGGTTGGTGATATGGTTGGAGCTTCTATTAATGCTATTGCAGAAGCAAATTGGGCTAGAAAAGGTCAGGATAAGCTCAGCGAACTGCCTGAAAAGACACAAGAGAGGATTAGAAATAAAGCTGCGGTTAAGCATGGTATTAAGAAGAAGAAGAAGAAGCGATGAAAAAGAAAAAAGGAGCCCGTTACGCTAACGGAAATAGGAAGGCTCAACAGAAAGCCTATAATAAGACCAGCAAGGGTCTTAAACTAAGAGTTAGAGCTAATAAGCTTCGCAGGAAACTGAAGCTTAAGGTAGGTGATAAACGTGATGCTGCTCATTATAAGGGCAGCACCTCTAAAGGTAGACCACAAAGCCGTGCTAAGAACAGGGCTAGTAGGCTTAAGATTAGGAGGAAGTGATGGCAGGATCTAAGCGTTTAAAGATATCTGAAACTAAATCTAATTGGCCAGAAATGCCAATACATTTCTCTGAAGAAGTAAAAGAAGTGTACCAAAAAAGGAGAGAAGATTTAGATAGAATTATGTCTAAATTAGAAACACTTGAAAAGGGTACTGTAGAATATAGTAGAACATATAGAAGATTAAAAGCTAGAATCAGTACGGACCCTTTGATGTGGCAGTCTCATGAGAAATGGGCTAAAGATCAGAGAGGTAAGGATTCAAAAGGTGATTCATTGATGAATCATGCCCACCATAGATTAGGGCTAGATGATTATCTGAACTTCATAAAAAATCTTGATGATGCAGAATTATATGAATTCCATAAAGAGATGGGTGAAAGAGGTTTTTACTTTGGCAATCATCCTAAAAACCTGAAATTCCTATACCCTGATGAGCATAAAGGTGATACTGAGTCGTTCTCACCATATTCTGATTCTGCTCATGGTCAGTATGAGTTTACTAGATTAAAGGATAGCGGAGAATTACGCAAATTCGTTGAAGAGTTTGTAAATACAGGCAGTACAACTACTTTTGGTAATCCAACAAGTGATCAGTTACAGAGGAGAAGGTATCAACTACCTACTTCTGAAGAATTAGATGATATGTCCTTAGAGGATATCATAGATCGTGCTAGTTATTTTGCAAATGAAGATAACATCTCATTAGAATACCTAGCACGTAGGGGTATTGATCAAGGGCCTGGTTCTGCAAATACCAACCGTGATGCTTTAGGACCAGATGCAACTGCTTTAGAGCTTAAAAATGCTAATAGACAGATTGAAGGAGCACCTCCTAGAGTAAAAACCCTAATAAAAAGTGTTGGATTTGGACGCTTATCACCTGAAATATTGGATGCATTAAGTCGTGGTAGTTGGGTTGAAGCTGCTGCCATGCTAAACCCAGCAGCTAGAGCTTTAAAAATCGGTGCTGAAACAGCTTCACTTACTACAACAGGTAAAACTTTAGAGCAAGCTTCTGAAGAATCTAAAAATATAAAAGCAGCTGGAGGGTATGATACACTACCTGAAGGGTTTCAACAAGCTACAGCTAGTATGAATCGTTTAAATCCACAAGCAGCTTATAACATACCTTTTGAAGAACAGTTCAGACCCTCTGATAAAGAATTCTTAAGACGTAGAAGGTTGAGGATATTTGAAGCACGACAGAAGGAAGCGCAGGAACGAAACAGTGGGCTTTCTGAAGAGGATAGAAATATATATGAAGCTGGCGGTGGTAATGCTGCTATGACTAAATACGGATGGGATATAAAACAAACAATGGCTCAAGGTTATA